TGATGTGCTTGACTGTGCCATTTGATTCATAGTGTCGTTTTGATTTGTGGTGTTGATTGATGCTCCTGACCCAAACATCAGTTGCACCGTCTTTGCAACTTTTTTAATCCATGCATCTGATACTGCTGTTGCGCCACCTATTCCTGGAAGTGCTAAAAGTTTTAATCCATTTACTAAACAAAATTTTGTCCATGGTGGGTAACCAGACGTTGATGTAATTGGGCCTCCTGTTTTCACTGACATAATTTACTTTATAACATAGATTGAATCTTCATTCAAGACCCTAAATCTAATTCCTTTCCTCTTTGCCCATTCGCCTGCCGCCATCCACTTTGATCTATTAATTAAATAATTTACTTTATCTTGTTGGCTTTTGATACTTTCTAAAGTGGTTTGCTTTTTGGGTTTTATTTCTATTAGCTCAGCAATTTTTCTACCTTTTTTATTAATATATATCATCAAAAAATCTGGTACATACATAGATTGTTTTCCAGTAAATGGGTGTTTGTAAGGAATTCTTACAGGTTCACTTGACCATTGTATAACATTTGGATGCGAATCACACATTCTCATAAAAGTTAATTCCCAACTAGATCTAAATCTTGGTGCTCTTGAACCTATATACTTTTGGTCGTTTTTGACCTGATATATACCTTGATGAAATTTCATAACAAACGTATTTAAGCAATAATTTGACGCTTAACAAATTTGTTTGTATTCATTTCTATATCTGTTTTTCTTCTAGCTACTTGGCTTGTTAGAGGTCTATATAGATTTAATAGTGCAATACCAACTTCAGTGAACTGTAAAGAATTACTATCTGTTTCTTCAACTAAATCAGTAAATCTTACTCTAAACTTATTAATTGCATCTAAGGCCAAAAGTGTGTATGCTTCTAAAAGAGATTCGTTGTCTGTATATTTTTGAAATATACCTTTAATAATTTCATACTGTCTTGGGTTAATTGTTTCTTCTTCTAAAGACAAATTAGATAACATTAAACTTGTAATATCTTGTGATTGATTTTGCGGTTGGCCTCCTGTAATTTTTTTTGCAATAGTACCAAAAGAAGTAACTATCTGTCCAATGCCTCCTAAAGATTCAATTGTTGATGTACTATTTCTTACTTGATTAATTGCCATTATTAATTTCCTGTAAAGTAACCAACTGCACTTTTTGTACCTGTTTTAACTTTGTTTACTACACTTGCTTTTGCATTACCAACGCCAGTTACAATCTGATTTCCAGCGGAAGCAATTGAATTACCAACTTGATTTAATGATGCTTGTGTTTTAGCATCACCAAGTTTACCTTTGTCGCCATCTGCACCTTCTTTGTCATCTTTTTTACTAATTGCTTGTGGCTTTTCACTTGTAACTGATGCCGGTGTATCTAAAAAGTCGCCGGCTGATTCTTCAAACATTTCTTTTAATGGATATTCTGTTTCAGCTGAATCAAGTGGTTGTGCAATCTGATCAATCAAAAAGTTTTCGTATGTAAAACCAAAACTCAAATTAACTACACCACTTGACGCATAATCCAATTGGTCCATATCAAATCTTGCAAGTCTTGGGTATATTACTCTTGTTTTACTGTACATAGCACCTGCTACTTGGTATATGTCAATGTGTTTTAATAATCTACTGTGAAAATTTCTGTGTGTAGCAAGACCAAAATGATGTGTTTTTACAAACTGGTCTTCTGTTTGATATAAATTTCTATTATAGTTATGATCTTCCGATCTAGGTTCGCCAGATATTCCACTTTTTTTCTGTGTTAATCTAGCACTTTCAAATTCAAATTCGTATAAAAGTTTTGCAAACTTTAATCCCAACCCATCGTGGGTATCATACATTCTAAAAGTAACAGGATCAAAAGATACTGATCTGTTTACAACTCTTTTTCTGTTATATTGATTAAGAACTGTTTGATCAACTGTGAACTTTGGTTGATCAACTGTGTTTACAAGAAAATGTAATCTATCTCTGTATTCATTTAATTCGCTATATAGAGTTCTCAAATGTTCGGGAACCGAGATTTGATACATGCTAAAAGTTACAATAAACTGATGTGCTTGTCTCGGAGCCGGGTCGTGATTCGAGCCGCGAAGATAAAGATTCGCGGCTCTATTAGCTGGTTTTAAAACTGCCATATTCCTATACTCCGTCTTGTGGGCTTTGAAGATTAGTAATTATTATACTAATCCGCCTGCGCCACCTAAACCAAATAGAGGGAATAAAGTATCACCTGGTGCTTGATGTATTGCATTATCATATTTCAATGTCAAGATAACTTGAACTGGTTCTGATACTGCATAATCACCGTCTGAATAATCAACATTTTGTAAAAAACAACCTTCTAAATCCCATTGTTCTAATTCAGTATCATTAGTACCATCTAAGATTTCAATTTTAGTTCCAAACTTATAAACTGAACCTGATGTTGCTGATGTCTGTTCAAAGTGGTTTAATTGTTTCTGTACTTGTTGACCAACAAGTTTAGAAATGTTATTGTTAATATCATCTCTAAGTGTTACATTGACAGCTTCCCATGTGTGTTTGCCTTGCATATATGCAACTGAGTTGTATGAATGAATTGGCACTTCTTCATGGTTAATTTTTGGTCTTGTAACTGACATAACCTGCTGGGTTAATTGCAGAGGTGACGCACCTAGGTTACCAAAGTTAGTAAATCTAACTCTAAAACGATATTTAAGTTTTGGTTGTAGAATACCGCCTCTACCTGTAGCACCGTCTATTGGTACACCAAATTTTGAAAGTGTTGCCATTTTGTCTGCTCTCCTTAATATTAGTATTTACTCTTTATCAGTTTATACAAAAATATTTGTACACTTTTAAAGGTAAATTAAAGGGATAAGGTTTGCTTACCCCTTTAGTTCATTTGCTTAACTTGTTAAGCTCTCCCCAGTGTTTTTAATACGTAACGGAATGTAGATGAATTCAATTGCTTTTACTGGTTGAATAGCAATATCAATCCACAATTCGTTTCTATCAATTCTTGCACCTGTATTGTTTGAATCATCACAGACTACTAAGAAATCATATAGTGCTCTCTTAGAAACTAAATCTTCCATAAATCTATTGAAAGTATCAGTTACTTGATCTCTAGTAATTCTATCATTTGGTTCAAACAAAAATGGTTTTGCCAAGTTATCAAGTTGATATCTTAAGTAAACAATCAATCTTGCAACGTTGATTCTATCCAATGCTGATGCAATTGGTGACAATGTCTTTTGTCCGTATACAACTAAACCTCTATTTGGAATAAACGCAATTGGGTTTATTTTATTAGCGTATAGTGTATCTCTTTGACCTTCTGACAATGTTACTGCTTGGAACTCTTCTTCGCTAGTAATATAACCAACTGAAGTTGAGTTATCTACTAGTCCTCTTGTGTATCCAGCTGGTGCAAACCATGGATAAGCCACCTGATCATTAAATGCAATAGTTCTCATTGCAATATGAGTTGGTGGAACAACCACGTTGTTACCTGCTAAATCAGAAGTAAATCCTGATGGATAATAAAGTCCAGCATAAGCAGAACCTGATAGTAAACCATCTTCACCATTTGTTGGTGCTTTGTTGGCATTAGTTGCCCAGTTTTGTATTGACGTTCCGTCTGGTGCTAGTCTGAATGGTGTATCAGCTAAGACAAATGCTGTTAGCTTTCTGTCTGTGCTTAATGTAATCATTTCATCTAGCAGTTCTGGATAACCAGGAGCCGCAATTAAATTGAAGAATCTTGATTCTGCTCTAATGTCATCGTTGCCTTGTAATGCACCTTGCATTGCAGTTACAATAACATTTCTTTGAGCTTTTCTACCCATGTACGGTGATCCATCAGTGCTTAAACCTGAAGCAGTTACCCAAATATTACCATTGTTTGTGTTGTCATATGTGTAATTTGTTGTATACTTCTTAACGTTATAACCTGATAGTCTTGTATTGAATAGTAAGATTCCTACTGGATATACTGCTGGATCTGGAGCATCTGAATGGAAGTTAGAGTATGCTGAACCCCAATCTTGATCATCTTCGTTTGCTCCTCCTGGATTACCTACTGCATCGCCAAACACAACACCTGATGCTGTGCTTTGATCTGCATTGTCTAGTAATACCCATTTGCTTGTTGATGCATTATATTTGTAAATTTTTGGATATACATCTAATTCATCAGTGTCAATCCAAACATCACCATCTACAAGTGCGTTGCCGGCTGAGTTAGTTGTTGGCTCACCTGACACCATTTGTAGATCTCTTAATCCACCTGATACTACAGAATTTGCATCGTATCTGTCTTTTGAGTTAGCATACGCTAACCATTTCATAGTGCCGCCATCATTTTCTGCAATATATATGTCAGCATCTTGTTCAGTTTTATACCACATAGTTCCATTTACTGGATTTGATGTTGGTGCTGAAGCTGATGCTTCGTATGTTGCATCTTTCCAAAGTGATTTATAATAAAATGCTGATGAACCAGATGATGTATTATCAGTAAATCCAAGATCTGCTGTTGACACACCTTTAATATTTGTGTCGTCTGCACCATCTTGAATGTATACTGCGTATCCACTTGATCTTGTAATTCTCAAATACTGTCTTGTAGCACTTACATAATCAATATCAGCTACAATGTTTGCTGAAGCTAGTGCAGATGTGTTATTAATTGCAGTAACAATGTCACTCAATGTAGCTGGATTACCAGCACCTGCTGACGCTGTAACTGTAATTGTTTGACCATTTAATTCAAATCTAATTGCTGTATTTGAACCACCTGTTGCAACACCACCGTGTAATGATGTAGCGTTACCACTTGCTACAGTTGATACTCCTGATCCTCTAACTCTTACTTCGTATTGAATTTCTGG